AACATCGCACCGTTTGGAGTTACAGTCAAGTCAGATGCAACCATCTCACTTGGTTTGATGCGTCCAGATATAATATCAGTTACAGCATCTTGTCCAAAATCTAACTGATCCGAATTCAACGTTTCTGGTGAAATGTTATATTGTATAATCAAGTGAGGATACAAAGAGTTCAAGTCAAAAGATAGAACCCAATCGTGTGAACCAACTTGTGGTTCCTTTACATATGCACCAACATACTTTTCAGATTTAGAAGAGCGTCCAGTTTTTTGTGGAATAATAATCTTCTTCTTGAGAAGATGATTGTAGATTAGAACATCCCAATACTTTACAGAAGTGAATGCATCAGCCATATTCACCTTTGCTTCATATGTCGTAGTTAGAAGCAAATCAATCAACTTCATCTTTTCATCAAGTCGATCAACCAACTCCACGTCTTGAATGTTGTAGTCTAGGAATGATTGGTAGTCGTTTGTATACCAATCTTTAAAAGTTTCATATGGGTTTTCGTGTTTGTTCTGTCCTAGTTCAACATATGCAATGTGATCAAGTCGATAGGATTCTTGATATGCATAAGTGAACTTGCGATACAGTTGTAGATAGTCTAAGTCGTTGACACCCATAATGTCATACGTCTGGTTTTCTTTACCGTAGTAAACAACACTGCGTGAAGAAACATTACCCCAAGGCGAAAAACGTTTGGATGAACCTTCACCCAAAACCTTTTCCACACGATTGACGAGATAAGGAATATCAAAGAACTCTGTATTCCAACCAGTGATTACATCTGGATAATCAGACTCCCACCAATTCATGAAACGAACCAACAACTCACGTTCATCATAACAGAGAACATATTCTACGTCTTCACGATCATTGGTGTATGGACGCAAACCCCAAACGATGATTTTGTCTTTGGAGTGATCCTTAACTGTGATTGACAGCATAGCTTCTGCTGCCTTATCTGCATCTGGGAAACCGTTCTCACATTCAACCTCAATGTCGATTGTGACGATTTTCATCATCTTAGAATCAAATTGAATTTGTTCGGGGTATGTTTCCGAGATGTAGGTATATGGGAATTGATTCATACCATAGACAAGCCATGGTTGACTCTCATAACGAGTAATGAATTCCTTTGCTTCCTTTATGGTAAGGAACTTCATTGGGTTTAGATTTTTACCCTCTAAAGATTTGTAACCAGTTTCTTTTTGAACTGGAACATACAGTGTGGGTTCGTATTTTACCTTTTCGGTAAATCGTTCGCCGTTACGATAACCACGAACAAGAAGATTGTTACCCCACTGGGCAACGTGCGTGTAAAACTTCATGAATCAGACTTCACCTTTGAATAATATATTTTACATTATAAAGAAAAATAACGAGATTGTCAAGTATTTTTAACCATCATCATCGTCTGGTTCTGCACGATCAATCCAATCAGATAAAACGAAACGTCTATTCGGATTCACCGAAACCTTGAACCTTGTCAACAAATCTCTATTCACAAGAATCGTTGACATAGAGTTTTTGGTTGATAAACCAAAAGGAACATCCTTATATAATTTGTTATTAAAACGAACATCCAAGTGAACAATCGGACGTTCATCAATCTTGCCTACATGGGCGGGATGGGAAACCCCTTGAAGTTTAGATTCAAACTTCTTGCCTCTTTTTTCCCAAAATACTTTTTTACCAGAAACTTCTAATTTGTCTACAACAAACAGTGATGCCCTTGTGCCATTACCAGTGTCAAATTTGGCACGAATGGGCCCAATGCCTTCTATTTCAATGCGTTCCACATAACCAGATTCGGTTGGAAATGCATGTCTTAGATGATCTGTGTTTGAGATGTATTCAATAATCTTGTCGGCTATTTTTTGTGGGGTTCCATTCCCGATATAATCATTTTTATCGGTTTCCCTAAGAGTAACATCATAAAGGCCAAAGTTAGACCCAATCCCAACACTACCGTTACACTCAAGAACATAAATGTCCCCATCAACAATAGCGTGATCCACACCAACAACATAAGCACCGACTGCCCTTGCAGCAGCAAGAACAGTTTCTCTTTCTTCTTCTGATAACTCATAAGGTTCTGTAGTCGCACCTCTGTGTCTATTCGATCTAAAATCGTTTTTTGGTCTGATACGTTTTGTGGATGCGAGAATTTTTCCATTTAATACAATCGTCCTTACATCATATTTAAATTCTAGATATTCTTGAATCAATAGTTCTGCACCAAACTTCCAAAGTGATTGGATTACAGATACCATACTCTGATAATCATTTACAATAGAAACACCAATTCCCTGTGTTCCTGTAATTGTTTTAATAATAACTGGAAATTTCCCACCAATCTTTTTATGAGCAATTTCTAATGCCTTCTCATTAGAAACCAAAGATGTTTTTGGAACATATACATTGTCACGTTCAAACGCAATGTAAGAAGACATTTTATTGTCACACTTCATCATACCATCACGATTATTAATCATGAAAGCACCCGTTGCTTCAAACGTTCCTAGTAGTGCCAATCCAGCTTCGTTTTCCAATGCACCAGCACGAACAAAACAAACTGTCTTAGAAATATCAAACTCAACCTCACCATCCTCACCATCTACGTTTGAGATAGTAAGTGTTCCTTTTTCTAGATCATTCTTAGAAATCCAAGCATCCCTAGTATTAACAATGTGACATTCAATCCCACGTTTATCGCAGGCTGCTTTAAGCAAGTTGATTACAATCTCAGGGTTTTTAGATCTAACCTTTGTGAGAATAGCAACTTGAATGTCATTGTTTTCTGTAGTAACTTCTTCTGTGATGAAGTTTGAGAATGATACTGCCAATTAGTCAACCCTCTTCTTACCGATATTATATTTAGTTTCTAATGTCCATTCGTCCTTCTCTCTGAAACTGATTACTTTAATTTGAGAAAGCGGAGCTCTGGGTTCAACTTCTCCAATTATTTCAATCAATCCCCAATCACCCAATAGTGCGGCGATAGAGTTTCTACGAGAAATATCGTTGACGTTAAGGTTTGTATCCTTACCATCAAGTGCGAATAGTTCTTTAAAATGGACAATAAAATATCTACCCTGCTTGTGCAAAATATGGCAAGATTGGTAGAGTTTTCTTTCCTTACGAGAGGCGACACCAATACGAGATAGTGTCTCACGAACCTTTAGAAAATCATCTGGTTCTTTTAATTTTACTTCGAGCATCTGCTCTGGATTCCATGTCAAATCATTCATTTCCTTCCACCTTTATTTAATTTGTTTTTAATAGTGGTTAACTGTTCATTATCAAGTATCGCAAGAGCAGCTTTGGCCTTTTCATTACTATAACCATAATACTCTTTTACATACTCTAAATCTTTCAACTTATCTGCCTTCACCCAAGGGGCATATCGCTTATTAGACCTAATAGTATTTAGTAAAAAGTCATACTGTAACTTTTTGTCTAAGTGGTGACGCATGTTAAGTTCGTTAACCAACATTATCGTATCATTAAATGGTGCAAGGCACTTATTGATAATGAATGGAACATACTTCTTCTCCCACATGGGATCATCTGAGTCCATTAAATTCTTTTTAGTTAGATTAATAGAATTTAGGTAGTCTTTTAGTTCATAACTCATTTGAACTGCACCTGTGACATAATCTCAATCATAAACGCAAGCATGTTAATCTCTTGATCAGCCACAAACGCCGATTTATACTGATAGTCTGCAACCGCAAGAACCATGTGGGGAATGGTTTGTGGTTGAACTTCCTCATACAAGGTATCATAGATTTTACGATACACTTGAGCGGGGTCGTTATCCATATTATTTGCAACCCATTTACGAATTGCTTTGAAGTCTTTGGATTTTAGATTGTTCACCAAATCCTTCATATTGGTTTCTGAAATATTTACCAGAATACCAGCATCAATCTTACCAGATGCAGAGTAACGTTGTAGTTCGTTTAGAACACGTCTCCAATCTGGGAAGTATTTCTCTACAATTGCCGCAACTGCCTTTGGTTCAAACTCAACTTTCTCAAAAGAGAGAATATCAACAACACGTTTATAGAATTGTGCAGCAAGTTTGGGTTTATCGGTGTTGGGAATCTTAAACTCAACGACAGAACATCGTGAGTGAAGTGGTTCGATGATACGATTCTTGAAGTTACAAGTAAGGATGAACCCACAGTTCTTGTGGAACTCTTCCATAAACCCACGCAACGCTGGTTGTGTAGATTGTGGATT